TTATGAGATTCAAGCATGAGTAAAGCAACTCTATGTGATGCTATTGAAGCTCTTATCCCTAATGAAATTTTTATAATTTCGGTAATAGATGGGAAAGAAGTAGTGAAATATGAAAATCCAAACATAGCTCCAACAGAAAAACAAATCCAAGCAAAAATCCTAGAACTCCAAGCAGCAGAGCCACTACGCCAACTCCGTCAACAACGCAACCAACTACTCCAACAATCCGATTGGATGGCAGTAGCAGATAGAACAATGACTCAAGCACAAATCGACTATAGACAAGCCCTAAGGGATCTACCAAGCACAGCAGATCCACAACTAGACGAAAACGGACAACTAACCAACGTAACGTGGCCTAGCTTATGAGTAATGCACGGAATATAGCGAACTTACCAAACGGGGATGATGCTCCAGTTTATGCTTGTAGGGCTTGGGTGAATTTTGACGGGACAACCAACACCGCAGGTTTTTGTACAATACGGGATAGTGGAAATGTGTCAAGTATTACTGATTTAGCAAATAATTGTTATCGTGTTAATTTTACAACTAACATGGATGATGCTAATTATGCGGTTTCAGCAAGTGGTGGGAATTCTTCCAATGGCGTGCCTTATTTAACCACGAGATCCAGTAATAATTCAGACCCAAATGTGGCGTATATTGAAGTACAGGGGTCTAACGGTGGCAATGGATCTGCTGATTTAAATTTTGCTTACGTTGCCATCTTCCGCTAACCCAAAGGAAACAAATGAAACTAGCAATTTTCCCCAATGAAACAACCATAAGTGTGCTGGTTCCTGCTCCTAATTGTGGGTTAAGTCTGGATCAAATCTGCGCTAAAGACGTTCCTACCGGAGTCAAATACAAAATCATTGATTCAACTGAACTTCCAGCAGACCGAGAATTTCGGAATGCGTGGGACTATGATTTCACAAATTCTTACGATGGAGTGGGTGCGTGATTACGATTGACATCAACAAAGCCAAAGAGATCAAAAAGGAATCTCTCCGACAGAAACGCAAGCCTTTGTTAGAGGCTCAAGACGTAGCCTACATGAGAGCGCAGGAAGCTGGTGAAGACACCACTACCATCGTTGCGGAAAAGGTTCGTCTACGGAATATCACAATGCTCTGTGACACAGCAGAAACCGTGGAAGATTTAAAAGCTATTGACATCAACGCATCATGACCACCGCAGCAGAATTAGCATCCTACGCCAGTAGCTTTCCGAGTTTCCGCAATCGGATTATCAATGGGGATATGAGGATTGACCAGAGGAACGCTGGGGTTAGTTCTTTAGCGGCAAATGCAACTTATTATTTAGATAGATGGGTTTTTCTTTCATCGCAAAATAATAAATTTAATATTGGACAAAATTTAGGTTCAGCTACACCGCCAACAGGATTTACTAATTATTTAGGTTTAAATGTCGCATCAGCAGTTTCTGTCGCTTCAGGAGATTATTTTTCTGTAGCACAAAAAATAGAAGGATTTAATGTTGCAGATTTAGGATGGGGAACTGCAAACGCAAAAACAGTTACTTTATCGTTTCAAGTTTATTCTTCATTAGTAGGCACATTTGGTGGTGTTTTTAGAAATAGTTCTAATGCAAGAGCATATCCTTTTACATATATAATTCCTCCGGAGTCTGCAAATACATGGACATCAATATCTGTAACTGTTGTTGGTGATGCAACAGGAACATGGAATACAAATAGTTCTTCAAGTATAGAAATTTGGTGGAATTTAGGTGCTGGCTCTACATTTAGCACAACTGCTGGCGCTTGGGCGGCTGGAAACTTTACTGCACCTACAGGAGCAACATCCGTAGTCGGAACATCTGGAGCAACCTTCTATATCACCGGAGTCCAACTTGAAGAAGGCACAGTGGCAACTCCATTTGAGCATCGGCCCTATGGGACAGAGTTGGCGTTGTGTCAGAGGTATTGTCAAAGAAATGCACGTTATCTAGCATTAACAGGTTATCAAAACGGTTCTTCGCAAGTGCGTACACAACAACCTCTTGTTGCAACTTTAAGAGCTGCTCCTTCAGTGAGTTATAGTGAGTCTACAATACCTCTAGCAACCACTGGAGCTACAAGTTTTACTCATTATACAATTTCATCAGTAGCGCAAGCAGTATTTTATACTTATAACGGTACACAAGAAATCTCTTGGAATTTATCTGGGTGGTCTGGTAGTGATAACAATGTTTGTTTTGTAACTTACGGTGGTATACTTGAACTTGATGCGGATTTATGAAAATGAATGAAATAGATATTACATCAGCAAAGTATGTCTTAAATCCTAAGACAAATGAAAATGAATCTATTGCTGCAACAATTTATGGAAAATCTATTGGTGTTCCACTAGACCCTGCAAATCGCCACTATGCAGAAATTATGCGACAAGTAGAAGCAGGAACATTGGTAATTGAACCAGCAGATGAACCAGAAGGACAAACAGAATGAGTTACATAGGCAACCAGCCCGTCCTCAACACCAGTGAATTCCGAGAGGAGTTTGCGGTAACCAGTACACAGACGGTTTTCAACACCTCTGGATTCGTCACCAACACAAACTCTGAGTTTCTGGAGGTCTATCGAAATGGGGTTCTGCTTAGTAAAGATGACTACACACTGGATTCTGATGCAGCAACGATCACGCTTACCAATGCGGCAGTCAATGGAGACATCGTAGTTGTTACAGGACGCAGAGACATTACGAAGAGACAGACAGAACTGGGTGAGTACATTGAAGAGTTTACCATCTCCGGTACACCAACAACTGTCACATTCTCTTATCCGTTAAATGCTACAAACACTCATGTTTTTCTGAATGGAGTCAAACTTACGACCACAGGTGGTTCCCCAGACATCACAAGCATCAATGCTGCTACAAAAGTAATAACCTTTGCTAGTGCGCTAGCAACTGGAGATGTAGTAACCGTAGTTAGTCGAAGTGCAGTTTTGGTGTCACATGATCGGGTATCGCACTACAGCACAGTCTCAGACGATGTGACGGTTCCAGTAGGACAGAATGTAGCATTCTTTGGAGACACAGAATTGGCAGGAACAACGAATGTTTATGGATACCTGACGGTAGCACATGGTGTCGCAAATTTTACAGGCACAATTAACGTAACTGGAACAATAAACATAGTATGAGCAACGCATCATTTAAAATGAATGGGGTCGAGGTATTCTCTGAGAATGCTCAAGTAGTTACAATGAGTAGTGGTGTGGTGTTTCCTGCTGGGCATGTGCTTCAGGTTGTTTATAACCAAAAAACAGATAGAGAGGCATTACCAACATCTACTGGATGGACAGATATTCCAGGAACAGACCAAGATGGTAATGGTTCGGTGTTTTCTGCATCAATTACACCAACTTCAGCATCAAATAAAATTTTAGTTAGTATTAGTATTGGTGGTGCATCTGATAATTATGTTTGGTCTACCAGATTATATAGAGATTCAACTCCATTGGGCCTGAGTGACCAAATTGGTTCATTACGGACAACAACATTTATGACCACAGGCTCATTAGATGGGTTTACTAATTTAGAATACAAGAACCATTCTAATAATTTTTTAGACTCTCCTAATTCTACTGTTAAAGTTACATACTCGGTAAAAGTTTGGGATAATAGAGATTCTGGAACAGTGTATATTAATAGACTTAAATACGATCCTGATGATCCTGATATTGCGACAGGCACATCTACCATTACGCTTATGGAGATACAGCAATGATTGTAAGAGCATTAGAAGAATTAGGTTATGGTAAATGCAGATGGAGAGTTCGTAACGAAGAAATTTATGAAAATCTTTTTTGGTTAGATAATGAGACTGAAAAACCAACCGAAGAAGAAATCCAAGCAAAAATAGCAGAACTCAAAGCAGCCGAACCATTACGCCAACTAAGAGAACAACGCAACCAACTTCTTCAACAAAGCGATTGGATGGCAAACTCTGATGTTACGATGTCCGAAGAATGGAGAGTTTATCGACAAGCCCTTAGAGATCTACCAGCTAACAGCACACCAGAACTTGATGAGAACGGAAATTTAATCAACGTCAATTGGCCTGAGAAACCTCAATGAGCGGAACACTACAAGTCGGAGGAGTAACCCTCGCAACCCATACG